TTTCTAAATAATTTTCAATTTATTTTTTTTTTTTATTTTATCTTATTATAATAGTTACTCTTTATACTAATATATATTCATCTCATTTTTATTTATAATATAAATATTTATTAATTTTTTTGATAAATCTGATAATTTTTTTTCTAAAGTTTCTTTTATAGGAAATATATTTTCTAATAAATATTTTGCTGTTATATTATTTATAATATATGAGTTTGTACCGATTATGTTATTAACTTTAAATATTTCATCATTTAATTTTATTATTTCCACCCCTTTTTTATTTAATAATAAAATATTCCAATTATCTGGTAATTTATTTATATTATTTATTATATCATCTGATTTTAATTTATCTAAAGATTTAATATTATCTTCAAATATTATACCGTATTTAACATTATCTTCTATTATTTTTTCCCACGTTTTAATATGAGTTAAAAAACGTGAAATATCATTATAATTTAAATTTTTAAAATTTATTATATTATTTTGATATAAATAGTTTCTATCTATATTATTATTTTTTATAGATATTATTTTTTCATAATTAATATTTTTAAGATTATAATTTTTCTCAATTTTTAATGTGTTATCATAATTATTTTGGATAATATATGTTTTTATTAAATTATTATATTTTATTTTCTTTTTATTATAAATATAAATAGCACTAATTATTAATATTGATATTAATATTAATAAAATTATTTGATAATTCATACTCTTCTCTATTTAACTATATAAATAAATATATTATATGTTTAATTATTTATATTTTTCATTATTGAATTTATAATATTTTCTATTTTTTCAATATCTACATTATTAGAGTGCTTATATTGTATATATAATACTTTTATTTCATTTTCAATTCTTATATTTATTGATATTCTATTATTTATTCTACACTCACATATAGAATAATTGGTATCGTGATCAATATCATCTGAACATGAAAATATATATGTCGGGTATTTATTTTCATTATATATTAAAATGCTATAATTATTTAATATTATCATATTTTCTAATAATTTATTATTAACAATTTGACTATCATTATTTATATCATATGTATATATTAATCCTTCTTTATAATATGATTTATAATCGTTTTTTTGTTTAAATTTATATTTATTTTTTACTTTTTCTATTAAATCATCTGTTATATTTAAATTTAAACAATTATTTATATAATTATTTATTAAATAAATTTCTATCAAATTAGTATTATCTGTAATTAATTTATTTAATTCTAGCATTTATATTTCAATAATTTATATTATAAATCATTTTTTATATATTTTAATTATATATAAAAAAGAATATTATAAAATATTAGTATAATGAGTAGTAATATTATTTGTCATATTTGTTCAAAAAAATTATCAACTATAGATTGTTTAATTTATAAATGTAGATGTAATAATTATTTTTGCCAAAAACATTTATTTTATGCTGATCATAATTGCAATTTTGACTATCATAATGATTTTAAAATTAAAAATAGTAGTAATATAATTAATTTAACAAATAAAATTATTAAAATATAAATTATATAAAACAATTTATAATAATATAAATTATATAAAGCGATTTATAATTATTTATATATATTAAATGTCTAGTACTTCTATTATTGTTAAAAGTGATACACAAAATATGTATAAGATATATACTGATATTAAATTTATTAAAAAAATATTTGATATTACTGATAATAAAAATATTAATAATATAGATGATAACGGAAGTTATAATATTGTTAAAACATATAATGTAAATGATATTGAAAATATGTTTAATATTTCACCATTTATTAAAGAAAATTATCTTTCAAAAATAAAAGATTTAACATTTTATTTAAATATTATACAAAATATTATACATTTTAGTGAAAAATTATTAATTATTAAATATATTTGCACAATTGATAAACCCGCATTTGTTAAAAATGTATTATCTGATCAATCTACTATATATTATGTTAAAATTAGTCAAAATAATAATAATAAATCATTATTAAATATACAATATCATAGAAAATTTATAAAAACCGGAGATGAAGAATTATATAATGACTATGATATAATAAATGAAGAAAATATTGATATTTTAAGTAAAAATAAAGATCATGATACTATTAAATTTAATCCAGGATTACTTATTGCTGCGAATGCTTTAATAGGAGAAGAAGTTGTAAATAATTTTATTATACCATTTATATATACTATTTTCGATGATTTTATTAATAAAATTCTAAATAAAAAAATAAAATCATATTTTAAAAAGAAAAAAATTGAAGTATATGTAAAAAAATAATATTATATATCTTGTTGTGCTAAACATAATTTTATTTCACCCAATGATGCTATGCTATATCTTAAAATTATTGGATATGAATTTTTTAAATATATTTCTACAGATGAACATAAATTTGTACATTTTGTAAAGATTAATAAATATTTTAAACTAAATACACCTTGAATTATTTCTTGATCATTATCTTCATTTTCTTCTGTATTTTTAGAAATTGTTATATTATGTGATTTTTCACTTCCCAATATAGTTTCTTGACTACAAAAATCTCCTTTACATTTTAATATTAGTGATTTTTCAATATTTCTTATTTCTATAAATTCTGATATATTATGCATATCTCTTATTATTTTTTGTAAATATGAAGAAGGCATAGTTATAGTTGTATGAAAATTAACAGGAGGTATCGTAACATTTAAAACATCTATATCAATTGTAGATAATTTGTAATTTGTTTCTACATTTTTTTCATTATTTGTTATTTTTATACCTAAATTATTTGGATCTTGTTTTTCTATATATATATTTAATAAATCATTTGTCCCTATTGTTTTTATTAACATATGCAATTTTAACATATTGATACCAATATACAATTTTTTTTCACAATAATATTCTTCAAACTTTTCTGCTTCTAATTTTAAATGTATTAATACAATATGAGTATTATCCATTGCAATTATTTTTAAACCAGTATCATCGATTTCTAAATTTACATCCATTAAAATATCTTTTAATGCATCTATTACTTGTTTAAATATTGTAGCTTGAATTGTTTTAATATTTACTAAATAATTTTCATTATTAGTTTGTATCATATTATATTTTTCTTATAAATATATTTTTATGTTATTTTTTATATTGTTTTATATTATTTATTTAATATTTAATAATAATAAGTATATATAATGGATATATTTAATCAAGAATTAGAATTATTTAAACAAAAAAATATTAGTATTAATCAATTAACTGAACATATTAGTTCTCGTAATTTATTAACTGGTAAAATTTTTTTAGAAGGTTTTAATAATTCTAAAATAACATATTCTAAAGAAAAATGTATTAAATATAAATATAAATTAAATGGTATTTATTTTGGATTTAGTACTCTTAAATTTGGCAAAAGTTCATTTATTATTTATAGTATGAAATTTGATACAAATTCATTAATTTTTAAAGATACAAATATTATTGGAAAGTTTACCCATTCTATTTATGATGTTATTTTAAATAAAAAAGATGAAAATGATGATGAATTAGTTAAATATGCTTACGAAAATTCTATAAATATTAACAAAGAATGTATTGAAACTTTTGAAGCAATTTGGTTTCCTATTGAAAATAGATTATTCGCAAAAGGAATTGATTTGACTTTTAAAAATGGTAAAATAGCAATTGGTAAAGAACATTATGATTTATATATTACTGAAAAATATATTATTGGAAAATGGGCATTTAGACATGGTAAGAGGACTGGTATTACAACACCTGATATTGTATTATCAGATACAGATGTTTTTACAGAACATATACATTTAAATCTTATTGATGATTCAGAATTTGCTTTATCACAATATACTTTCAAAAAAAATTTAGAGTATATTAGCATATTAGATGATAATAATTATTCAAAATGCATTAATGGTACTATTTGGAAAAAAATTAACATATCAGATTTTATTAATAATTATAGTCCATATAATAATATTAGTAATTATTTTCCTAATATTATAGATGCTATTAAAATAAAATATTATGAAAATGGTAATAATATTATAGAATTTACTGAAAATGAATTTAAAATGATAATTTATAAAGAGCAAAAAAAAGTTATTAATTTAAATGATTTAATTTATTTTGATAATATTTTTTTTACACCATATGATGATAGTTCCTTAAATAAATATAATATTGGATTAAAATGGTATAAAATTAATAAAGAAAATATATGTGCTCATTTTGCTAATGGAAATAATTTAAATAATAATGAAAAATTAATAAATTATATAATATCTAAAGAACATTTACATTATAAAAATAATTTAGATATGCTAACTTTAAATAAAGATGTTAAATATTTTTCTGAAGCAATTAAATTAGCAAAAGGGGAATTTAATGAATGTAATATAGATGCTATTACAGAATATGATTATATATGTCAGGAGATCAGAATGGTAAACTATATTGATTATATATATTATATACAATATCCAAATGAGGAAGATATTGTAATTAAAATTTATATTAACAATATTACTAATATAAAACAAATAGAACAAAAATTTGAATGTACTATATCTATTGTTATAGAATGGTTACCTAATAAAAATGATTTATATTCATTATTATATAATGATAATAATTACACACCCTCTTGGGTACCAAAAGAAATTTCATTTAAAAATATGTATGAAATAAAATCTAAAAATAATACTGAACCAAAGTTAAAAAAAATTAATGGTAAATATAAAAATTATATAACTTATGATTATAATATTAGTTTTATAGATGAGGTTGAATTAGATAATTTTCCATTTGATATACAAGATTTAGAAATTAAATTAAAATTGCCTAATGATAGTAATAATTGTAATATTACTTGGATTATTGAAGATCCTAATAAAGATATTGTTAGTAATTTATCTGAATGGAAATCATTATTTATTAAACAATCAGCAGTCATTAGGCAATATAATGGCTGCATAAATAATGAAATAAACATTCATATTTATGTTAAAAGAAATTACATGATATATATATGGAGAATTATGGTTACTATGTCTTTAATTACATTTGTTAGTTTTTTTAATATTGGCATTTGTCCAATCGAAGATTTAGGAGATAGAATTTCATATAGTGTGACTTTATTTTTAACAGCAATCGCGTATAGTATTGTAACTTCTAGTTATTTACCTATACTTGGTAAACAAACATTAATGGATTGGTATATTTTTCAAGTATATATTTATTTAGGTATTAATATGGGATTAATATCATTAATCCCATATTATAATGATGAAGTATTTATATTAAAATATGATAAATATATACATTATATATTTTTAATAATATGGTTTATATGGCATTTAATATTTTTTTTAAGAGTAAAGTTTTATATTATAAAAAAAGAAATAATCACATCCCAAAAATATAGTAATATATTATTTAAATGTAAAAATAAAGATTGTAATGCTATAAATCAAAAATATATTCTTAATATTGATGATTTTAATAAAAATGAAATAATAGATGCATTTCCAGACCACACTCAATACCATGATGAAGAAATTAAAAAGAAAAGAATAAATATTATATTTTTTGACTATATTGCTAAAATATTAAAATACATATTCTCATATTTTTGTTTTTATACATTTTCATGTTTTAAACATAAACCAGATGATACTCAAGAATATAATATATGCTATAATTGTTTGCAAATTTCTGAAGAAGAAAAAATTATTTGGTATTAAATTTAAATAGTACATTTCCATTTAAAATTTTAAAAAGAATTTATATATAAAAAAATAACGATTTATACTATTTTAGCCTAAAATTTAAATTTAATTTAAATTAAATTTAAATTAAATTAAATTTTTTTGTTTTTTTAATTGATTATACACTTCCTTATCATGATCATTACATAAGTCTCTTATTTCTGTCCATTTTTCTTGTATTATATTTGAAATTTTTTTTTCCGGTTTAATATTCCATAATTCTGTTAATGTATCAATAACATTTTTATTATTTTTATTGAAAATTTCATTTAATTCTTTATCAGAAATATTTTCAGGTGCTTGTTTTTTTATTTCTTCCATTATTTATTTTATTTTATAATTCTTATATTAATTCTTTAAATTTATTTATTTGATCCATTTTATATTTATTAGCAATTTCATATGCTAATAATTCATATGGATGTTCCATATTAGTTTCATTTTTTAAACAATCTACATCATTTATATTTATAGGGTTATTATTTTTATATACACATTCTAATATTTCATTATTACTATTAATATATACATTATCGTTTAAATCGGGATTTGATCTACATTTAATATTTTTTTTATAATCAGAATTAAAATAACCTAATTTATTAATAATTTTTTCTATTATACCATAATTATATCTTTGATATATATGTATTTTTTCATGTATTAAAGTATTTACTAAATTTTCATTATTTTTATTTGGAATTATCTTTTCTGATAAAAATATTATATCTTCTCTTGTATGTGGTAATCCATCTTCGTATTCAAAATTATTATTATAATTAGATAAAGCGAATTTCCATGGTATTTCTGCTATTTTATTTCCATTTAATAATTCATTATAATTTTTTAAATAATTATCAGCTTCTATACATGCTTCTCTTATTATTTTTTTTTGATTTTCATTAAAATTTATTATACATTTAGTTATTTTATCTAAATATTCATTTAAATTATATACTTTTCTAGCAATTATATCATATTTCGTTAATTTTTTTGTATAATTATCACTATCATTATATAAAAAACTAATAACATTATTTACATCCATAAATATTATATCATTTGTAAATTTTTCTTTTTTTATTAATTTACGTTTATATAATTTATATATATAATATATATTAGCTATAATTAATAAAAATATTATAAGTTTAATAAGTACTAATAATTTATATGTATTATTCATAAATTTTATCTTATATAATTATATAATGGATAATAAATATATATATACAATTATATATATATTAATTGTAGAATTTATATGGATTTATATTATAAATAGTAATAAATATATTAAACTTACTGAAAATATACAAAAAAAACAATTTAAAATTAATTATTTATATACAATAATAGCATATGTTTTTGTTTTAGCAAGCATATTTTTGATATCAATTCCTTTTGCTAAATCAAAAATAAAAAATATAAATAAAAACGAAATTATATATAAATCTTTATTATATGGCGGAATGGTTGGGTTCTTTATTTATGGTATATATAATTTAACATCACTTTCAATATATAGTGATTATGATTTAATAATTGGTATAATGGATACATTATGGGGAACATTTTTATACGCATCATCAACGGCATTATTTTTGATTATCTAATCATATGTTGAACAGCTACTAAATCTAAATCCTTTATTCTATATATATCATATTTATTATTAGGAAGAGGTCTTTTAATTATAAAAGGTAATTTTCCTTCTAATAATTCTTTAATAGCTATTAATCTTAATTCCATATTGCTATCTATACTATTATTATCAACTGTTACAAATGGTAAAGCACCATGTGCTAACATTGTTGCTCTTTGTGATATTATTTGATTAAATTCATATTTAGTCATTATTGGTTTTGATAATTTATACTCATCTAATTTTATATATGTATCTGTTGTGGATACTACTTTAGTTTGTTTATTAGATATCAAAGATTGCATTTAAATATAACTTTATCTTATATTTATATCATTTTTTAATTTATAAATAATTATTCAATTTATAAATAATATTAATAATGCAAACAATAATGCTATTAATCCTGTACCTAATATTTGTGGATTACCATTTTCATCTATTATATCATTAGTTGTTTTTCTAAAAATTTTAATAATTATATCTAAAATTTTATAAGTATTTTTATTAGATAATATTATAAATAATATAAAACAATATAATGCTATTTTAAATTTATAAATATATGATATATTATTTTCTTTCTTTTTTACATTCTTTTTCTCTTTTTTAAAATCATAATATAATTCATCATTATTCATAATTTCCTTCTTATTATAATAATATATTAATTATTTCTATTTAACATTTCTAATAAATAATATATTGTACTTGGATCAATAGATATTGGAATGTCTTCATTAACATTTATATTATCTATTGGTTCAAAATTATTATTAAAATAAATTGCAAAATAATTATTATTTAAACTAGCACCAGATATCGAATTTATATTTGATAACCATTCTGGTATATTATTATAAAAATTATTTGATATAATACCTAATGATTTAATAAAATTACAACATAATAAAAAATGATCATTACCATTTTTAAATAAACTAATTATTTCTTTTGAAAAAATATAAGGATAATTTTCATTATTTATTTCTATTAAAATATTTTCATCAAAACAATTATTTGTTATATTTACATTTTTTTTTAAATCTTGATATATTTGTATTATATTTATTATATTATTATAAGTTAATTCATTAAACCATAATATATTATTATAAAATCCTATTTTCTCCATATAATATACAACATCCGTATATGCTTGTTCTGGTGTATTCCAAAGATTATCTGTTTTTAATTCTATATTATTATAATATATAAATAATTTTATTTTTTCTATTATACTATTATCTATTATATTTTTTGTATATGGATTTAATCTATTATTTCTTAAATAATATTCAAATTCTATTACATTAAAACAATATATATTATTATTATCTTGAAAATAAAATCTATGTTTTATTGGAATATCACTTATATCATCCAGTGTAAATGGATCTTTTTTATGTGATATATTATTTATATCATATTTCTTATTTATATTTTTTATTATATTTTTTTTAAAAAATCTTTGTATTTTACTTATATTATTATGATTATCATTTGGTAAATTGTATGTATTATAAAATAATAAATATAATTTATATATAATATTAGTTTTTGAATTTTTTTTTTTAATTTTTAAATTATTTTTATTTAATAATTTTTAATTATCATTTTAATAA